TTTTTTGCTCATAATCGAGAACATTCGTATCATGACGAATTTCGGTTACGGTCCCAACCAACATCAAATCAACAACTTGCCCGGAAGTATCATTGAAGTCTAATACTTGACCGATTTCAAATTGCCGAGCGTTGTTTCCCTCTTCCTTACGAGTAGATTTAGATATAGAAAATACTAAATTTCCAAATGTACTACGACGATTCACCAACACTACTTCTTTGGGCGGTTTCCGCTTTTCAACGATCCCAGTCGGTACCTTAGGAAACAATAGGTTGCTGCGTGGAGGAGTAGTGTTACTTATAAGGAATGTAACATTACCAGCATCTTCCGGCTTCGACGGAAGAGCTGTACTATATAATCCAGTTGGAAACTTTATAATCATTCGACAGGATGCTCCACTTCATCCTTCGGACATTCTTCAAATGGTTCATTGTAAGTTTTAGCCCGATCCGTTGGTTCAATTATATCTGGAATTTCTGGTGGTATAACGGGTTCCACTTGTGCGCCCGATGGATTCGCACATCCAGCACCAGGACCCGGAAAGACACCACAGATAAAAGCTTGGACACGAGCAGCGTTTATGGTCGTGTTAGTAAGAATATTTCTACCGACGGTTAGTTTAGTACCACCGGCCTGCATCCGGATAGAACGCCCAGCCTTCATGAAAATATGCCCAGCGGCCTGCATATGAATATTGCGGTCTGAGACCACTTGAACATCCGTGCTCGAATATATTATAATTTTTCCATTGCGATTAAAGATCACAATTTCACGCTTCTTCTCATCCATCCACATATACATCTTACGCTTTTTTCTGGCTCTCCAAATACCAAGTTTGGGGCGTTTGGACCACCACATCCCGCGATGTTGACAGTCCACAATTTCGACCCAAGGTCCATCGCCCTTTTTACCGTCACGGGCTTCAAGCCCTTGGTTAATCTCAGATTTACCGACCCCAGATGGATTAGCTGGACGCTCTGGCTTTGGACCCTTGTTCGCTCGCGTTTTCAGTCGCAAGTATTCGTTATCATGGTCTAATTTCAAATGATATGATGTCCGCTCTGGCTTGCGGATCATCATTGGTTTACGGCTAAATTCATTCTCTTTCAGATTCTGCCATTTGCGAACCCAGCCTTTGCCCATTGACACCGCCATCATCATATATTGATAGCGGTCATTCAATTCTACCGATTGTCCAAGCGGCGATGCCCACATAGTGTGGTTAGCCGCATCATTTTCATTGAACTCCCAAACGAAACCACGCGGCTTTCCGCGAGCTTCTCGCATTTTAGCGGCTGGTGTGCGGCGTCCCTTAAAAAGAATCCCATTAGGACGTGGAAGTTCTCTCTTATGTGAACGCTTATCGTCGGTGCCCCGATCATCAAGGACTAGCTTCAACCCATGCCGGGTGACAATCCGAATCCATCGAGCATCTTTATTTTTCCAGTATTTGTGCTCTTCTTCGCTCAGATGCCCTTGTTCTTCGATCAAATTGCGTTTAATGAATATATCTTCGTCGGGGTGGAATCCCTTATCATAAGCCTGAAATAACATTCCACCTTTTGTACGAATCTTAATCCATCTGAAATCATTCTTTTCTTCTTTGGATAAAATCTTCCGTGGTCCATATTCTCCTTGACGAGATTTCGATTGGATTGGTCCTTGTTGTGCCCAACCGACATCACGGCATTCAATTCTATGCCCATACCGCGTCAACATAGTCATTCGGCGTTGATCACCGAATGGCCTATCGGATCGCGGCTTATCCTCGTTCATCAGACGCTGAAGGTATAGCCATCGCTTTATCTCAAATTTTTCGTCCTCTTTGAATTTACCTTCGAATTCTCCTAATTCCCCATATTCGTCTTTCTTCCAATAATATCCCTGATCACCAAGTAATAGCATGTGGCCATACTTCGTAACCCTGGCCATATACTTCTTATCAGGATTATTAATCTCCGGCTTGCGACGCTGCTGATCAAAGTCAGCCTTTTGAACTGCATCGTGATCTGGGGGAGGTGGCTGACGATCATGTTCGTTCGGAAAGAAGCCAACAGCAGAGTGAATATCAAGACTGCCATAGCGGTCTTGCCATCCATGCATCATCGGACGCCCGTCTTTGGGCAGATACTCCTCATCGTAGTCTGATGGCTTGTCAGCCGGTCTTCCCTCTTCATTCACACTCAGTGGTGTGACCTGAAATACTTGTGGGTATGTGTATAATTTCCGTCTTGTAGGACTAGCGAAGCCGACCCACACAGGAGCGTATGGATGTTGACGCTCAAACGTAATCCAGATCCAATCACCAATGCACGGATGTGTGAAACGACCTGCTCTATATCCACCAAGATCATGGGCTGGAACCGCATATGGACAATCTTCTGGCTTTAAGTCGAAATCATGTATATCAGGACATTTAAATCTCACTCGATATATGTTAAGTGGATCGTTGGTTTCTACAACCAACGCCCGATAATATCCAGGAAACCGTTCCCACAGTACACGGGTACGGTGCGAGAAAAATTTCGACCATACGACATGGATATTGTCCATTTATTGAAGAACCTCCGGTACCACTATCGATTCAACCGGGTATTCTACCAAGTCACCCGCTCTTGGCCAATTCAACGCATTTCGAGCAGATTGATTGTCTATTGTATTATTGAAAGCGATTAATACCCAATCTAAGAGAGGCGTACCATATACTTGTTGAGAAATGAGGTCTGGACGACCTTCTACAGCAGATGTGACTCGAAAGACTCCAATATTTTCATCTGCCGGACGTTCTTTCAAAAATGAATATGACTTCCACCTACCGAATGTTTCATGACCATCAGTGATGATCATTTCAGTCCGCGAGAATCTCGAAAAATCGTCTAATATTCCGGCCATATTAATACCACTCTGGAATCAATGTCTTTCGCAAGCCTTCAAGCGGTTGATCATCAACTTTAGCGGTTCCCTTTGTCCACGACGCCAGATCACACGTAATATCAGTGCGTAATGGATAAGCGTTTTCCGCTTTTCCTTTAAAAATCATTGTCTCGCTATATTTAACATCGCAAGATTTCATTCGAAAAGACATCGAAGATTCTCCTCCGATAGACCACAATTTCAATAGGATAGCCAAATTTCTTTGCTGCTTCAGATCTTTAACTCGTTGAAAATATCCACGCAATAATCTAACTTGTGTTTTGATCTTATTAGAATCCCAATTTCCATCATATATATAAGTTATTTGCATCGTTACTTCACGAGGCCCGGACGATGCATAAACCATAATTGGTTCGACTTGACCAGCATACGTATTTTCTTTCCACGTAGCTCTTCGATTATCACCTGTGATTTTGGGTGGAAACTGAAATTCCACTTTTGAGTTTTGTGGGAATTCAAATACGACTGCCGAAGCTAGTTTAGAGTCCGCAGGGATGAGGAGTGCTGGCATGCTACTTCGCCCAAGCGTTAAATTCTGTAGAAAGGCCCGTGTCTTTTCTAGCCATTGCTGGCAGGTATGCCTGCAATAAGCTCACAATATCTTGGATTGGACCAGATCGACTTGGTTGCAATCCTGCAACTGTCTCTTGCAGTGCTAATAACGCGACCAACTGAGCCGTACCAATAGCAGCTAAATCAGTAGAGTCGTCCTCTCCACCTTCGGAATCAGTCATTACCTGTACTGTAGTAATCGCTTCGGAACGAACTGCTTCTTGTAATCCGGCCTGCTCAGCGGCACGCATTGCAGGAATCGCTCGTGTTTGAACAGCAGTTTCCATACGATCAGCCGCTCCCTCTAAGAGAGATGCGTATTGATCCAACATGTTCGCCAATTGGCCTACATCTTCAGCGAGAGATAATCCCTCTCCAAATTGAGAGATAGCAGTACCAAGTCGTTCTAAGACTTCAGCCAATTCATTCGCTGGGCCAGCGAATCTTCTGGTAGATTCAGCAAGCTTTCCAGACACCTGATCCAAACCAGTCGCGAGTGCATCAATATCCGGCAACGCATTCAATGCATCAGCGGCAACATCTTTCAATTTGCTGGCAGGAATGTCTTGAATCATCTTGAAGGCTGTTGCTAATTTGAGTATGCCCTCACCAACGATCTTAATTTGTTCAATGGTGTTAGCAAATCTTGACACAGCCATCTGTAGCAATGACAGACCGAGATATATCATATATGATCCAGGCAGGATGGCCATACCAGCCTTCAACATTTCAAGCGATGCTACAAATAGCCATGTCGAAGCTATAATTAACACCATCGATCCGTCAACAAGAACACTACCGGCAATCATCATCATTGTACCGGCCATGTACAAGTATGCCGCCGACGCCATTAGCATCAATCCGCCCGTGGTGAACAGCATACCAGCCATCACCATCAGTGTCCCAGCCATAACCATCATTAAACCGCCAACATACATCAGTACCCCGACGCCCATCACCATTCCAGCGATCGGAACTAGCAATGCAATAGCGGTGCCCAACGCAATCGACGCGAGCAGCAATATGAAAGATAGACCGGTCATCAGAGCAACTGCCGCTAACATTGCGATCATACCAGCCAACATCATCAAGCCACCGACGCCGATCATGACCCCGGCAGTGAATACCATTGCAGCTACCGGTAACAGCAATGACACACCGACCGCCAGTAATGCAGCACCAATAGCAATCATGCTCGCTGCTATAAAGAATATAACACCAGCGAGCGATAAAATTAACGACGCGACCAATAGTGCTAACGCTGCTGGGACAAGTATTATTGATGCTGCAAGCAATAATACTCCAGCAACGATCGCAATACCAGCAGCGGCTATAAATATTAATGATGCTTGTAAGAATCCCGTAGCGACTTGAACAAGCTTAACCCCTGAAAGATTCTCCAAAGCAGTAGAAAGTAATACCAGTGCTGATGCAATTAACGTTAGCCCAAGACCAACGAACAACAACGCAACGCCGAGAAGCACCAAACCAGGAGCGGCAACCAATGCAGCCAAACCGAGAGCTATCAGACCAAGAGCCAGCGTCGGCAACTGCGTCACTAGTCCGACGCTGATAACTTGGGCCATGATTTGCAGGCCCTGTGCAGCCCACATAATCCCAAGGCCCATCAGCATAGCAGCAAGGCCGACCAACAGAATTGCACCAGCAATTGCCAAAACACCGCCCGCAACAGGACCTGCAAGGTATCCCAAGCCAACTAACATAAGCCCTAGAAGACCAATGGCGACAAGCATACCCAAGGTAACCTTAATAGCTGCCTCACCCACTTCAGCGATTGTCTTGACAGCTTGTGCGAACATCCACGCCGCAGCACCAACCATCATTAATGCTAATCCAAGTGCCAATAATGGCAGCATAACCGGCTGGACAGATCTCCCAAGGGCGGCCAATCCTTGACCGAGGCTTTGTAGTATAATAACAATTGATTCACCGACTGCACGAGCGACAGACACCATCGCTTGAGCCATCGATGTCACTATATTAATCGCACCAGTGACTATTCCACTAGCCGATCCCACCGCAAGTGCAAATATCGATATTCCACCAGCAGCAGCCAAGAAGACAGCACCGGCGACGACCAATACTGCTACGATGATTTTTAAATAGGTAATATATCGTCCGAGTATCGGGATTTTTTCAAGTAAATTGATGAATTGTAAAACTTTGGTAATAACTACACTTATGGGATATAGAATTTTATTTAATGCCGATATGAGATACATCAATCCATCAGCAACAAATTGTAATACACTACTTGACAGAGCACCAAAAGTATTCTTTAGACGTTCAAATTCGGCATATAATGCAGCCATTGATTCTGCATATTGATTGTCCATACTATTGGACATAGTATCCATGACACGCTGGAAGTCGGCAGCCGAAGATGCCGCTCCACCAGCTTCCTTGCTGGCTTGTCTATACATATCAATTAAAGCTTTTCCCGAATCTTCATTAGCACCAATAGCCTCTAACAAGCCTATCATTGCCTTTTGTATTTGCATGCCTTGATTTGTCACAGCACCACCAGCAGCATCCATCTCAGCCTGCATAGTGCTTAATTGACTACCAATTTTCAGCAATGCAGCTTGGTAATCCTCCGCACCCTGAATCGCCATATCAGTCTGATTACCTAATGATATCCACTGCTCTGGGTTAGTCGCATTTTTTTGGAATTGGGCAATTTGTGATACCTCCCACCCATATTGTTTAGCCATGCCGGATAAAGCGGCAAATGTCGCTTCGAATTTCTTAACTTCTTCTGTATTGCCACCAAATAGGTCTCTTAAGTCTGCGGCACTACTAGAAGTATTATTCATCAGTCGGTTGACATCATCGGCTGTCAAGCCGAATTTTCTCATTTGTTCCGTCAATCTGGCGATATGCTGCTGCAATGGTCCAGCAGTCAAGCCAAGTGCCCGCATTCTGGCCGTATAAATCGCCAATGTCTGGATATTCGCACCCGTAGTGCGATTAGCCATCGCCACTACTTGTGCATACTTCTCAATTTCCTCTCGCGGTGTACGAACATCCGCAAGGGCTTTATAGGTCGCAATTGCAGTTTCAGCGGAAACACCAAGCTCAGTGGAAAGTTGTCGGGTTGACTGCAATAATAATTGCTGTGACCCATACGCTCGATAATTTGTTTGGACGAACGCTTCAGTGCCTTGATCAACCTTCGCGTAATATGCAACAGTACCAGCAAGGGCAGCCGACACACTATGCCACATATCCGCTATTGCCTTGACTGCATCTCGCTGACCACGAGCTAACTTATTACCGTGTTGTAATCCTTTGTTTCCAGCATCGATAAACTTATTTTGATCATTGTGGCCTATATTCTTGGTAAGAATCGCTTGATGAATATCATCCAGCAATTTAACATCACGAGTATGCAACTTCAAATGTTGTTCAAGCGATTCTGTGACTTCAGCGTAAAAGTCTACGACTTCTTCCCAAAGATCCCGTTGTTTCAATAAATTATCAAGATCTTCTTCAGTTGTTTTTTGGCTATCCGTTGTCGATCGATTGATAGAATCTAGACTAGACGCTACTTTGACCGCACTCATATCCATCTGACCAATTAAATCGGTCACATGCATCAAAGACGTTTCGATCTGCTGAACGATATTGTTGATGTTATGAAGAGCTTTATCAGCGGCCTTTGCCATCTGCTCTTCGACAGCGGTAATAGACTCCCCAAACCGATCAAGAGTGGAGAAAGCCTCTTGAGAGTCTAATTGTAACTGAATACTCAGTGCGTATACGTTCGGGTCAACTGCTGGCATTCAAATCCTCAGAAGGTTTTATAGGATATGTTTTCCTGTGCTCAGCACATAATAACATATCTACAATATCTGAGGAAAGTAATTAATTCAGCGTTCGTTCTTTAATATAACATGTTATCTGGCTGTCATTGCCACAATTGAGTTTCAGGACATCCTTGATCGCTTACTTGCCGAGCAATCGGTGGACTTCGTCCAGATCAACCCCAACACGCATGCCGCTGGCAAGTTTTTCACCAATGAATGCGCCCAAAGCGATAGATCCGGCTATCCCTAAGATCTCTCGGAGAGGGTTAACAGTCTGTGAGGCTTCCAACGCTATCCTTTGCAATTCGCGTTGCTGGTATAGAATAGCTTTTCGAATCACCACACTGTCATGCGATACATTGAAACCTGGTACCAACTCCAATCGTGTATTGAAATCAGTGATGTGGTAATTCAACTGAGGTGAATTCGACGACAAAATCGCACGAAACCATTGATCTACTTCGGCTGAAGTGATGTTGTCGTTGATTTCAGGGCTAAAATAAGGTCTGAATACCATCGTTATACTCCTCCACCACATTGTCTCAACTTACAATATATTGGTTAATTTCCTCCTCCGACCTTTGTAGCATCGGCGTTCCAGTCAAATCGAGCACAGTACAAATCGGTGGTCCAATCTTTTCGAGTGACGTGATGATGGAATCCGTATACTATCCAATTTCCCGTCATCCACCAGTGAGTATCATTATCGAGTCCGCCTGGGCCTTGTGTCCATCGTATGAATATCGTGTCAACACCTAATCCATAACAATCAGACCATTCACCGTGACCAAGCACTTCAATTTTGGTCCGTAATAATCCATGGGTGAGATTTAACCACATCCCACGCGGGCGACCATCAATATATTCATCATATCGAAGTCCAAGATCCCCAGCAGTGTAAATTTCCGGAATACTGGCAACAGACGACCATCCAACCAATGGTGGTCCCGCATCAGGAGGTTTTGTAAACGATTGCTGGTCTGTAACTCTTGCAATTTGTTTTGTCGATGTTCGTTGGTCTTTGACGAACACAGTTTCCTCTTGCTTGTCTGTGATTCTATCCAGGTAGTGTCCCGATAATGCAGCCGCTCCTTGAGCAAGTAATTTAGTCTGCACAACTGATAATGCATTATCTGACAAGTAATCCCATTGATCAATATTCGAACGAGCTTCATCGGATCGTGATCGATAATAGGCTCTCTGACGAGATACCCATTGAGCTTGCTCTTTAATAGCCAGATTATATCCGTCTGATGCAACTAACCACTGCGTCTTCTTTTGAGTAATCGATGATGACCAATCCACGAACGATGACAAGAACGTCTTCGGATCTTGACGCATCATCCACCACTTATTTTGGTCAGAATCAGTGGTTTTTGATACTTCAACAGTCACCGCAGGAGCATATTTCTTAACAACATCTCTGATAACTTGATCAACACGGCCTTTCCATACCGTACCTGCCGCATCTCCCCTATTCAGAAACCAAGATGGTGGGTCCATTGCAATGAACTCAAGATTCGCAGTGTCACCACTATCACCCCTTGCTTTCAAAGAAAGCATTATAGCATATTGGACTTTAGTAGCACGTTCAGGTGCTGTTGCCTCTGGACCCCATTTAATCTGGAATTCGACTACTACCGGTTCTTGTCTGGTCTCTTTGAAGTATCCAGCTTTTATCAACTTACCATGAACGTTGAAGTGTGCATCAAACAATTCTGCCCTAATAATATACCCACCATTGATCATGGCCTTGAATTCAAACGATGAAAAGTAACTACCAAGATCAAGCTCCCCACCCGCCATGTGAAATTTAATGCGGATTTGCGGTTTGGCTTCAGCTTTTGGGATACCACCCATGGAAATACTCCGAATTAACTATCACGCAAAAGGTAAGACCCCACGGTACTTACTATTGCTATATTTGGGCCAACGCGAAGGTAAAATTTGTGGAATCGTAACAGATACCGTAGGAGACCCAGAAAAGCAAAAGATCATCGACAACAAGGATAGATTATCTAGTTTGCCGCTCGACAGACAACTTATATGGATCAAGGATAATTGTCCAACAGCATACCGAAACGGCTACCGAGAAATTTTCAATTCAAATCTGACTGTCGTCGAACGTCACTCGATATAACTCTTGATCAATTCGAGATCCGGATGCTTGCTAAAATAATATGGATTCCGAAAATAATTAAGTATGTCATATCACTGTATTTAACCAATATAGAAGTCATCGTCACATAACATCGACGTTACCATCCTATGTTACCAGGAGGATTTACTATGTGGGGAGACAAGTACAAAGACGAACAATTGTTCGTCCATCAAGGTACCGGCCACAACAAATTTTGGACGATTGTATACGACTTAGCAACCAAAACCGTCACACGACGATGGGGCCGGATCGGAACGAAGGGTCAAGCGAAAACTGAACCATTTGCCGCCGACTATTCAGCCGCTCGATTCGTCGAAACCAAAATCTCCGGGCAGCGGCGGGACGGATACAAACCCATTGATCGAGCCACACTCGATAGAATGGCTATCGAGGCTGCTATTGTGGGTACGCAGAACAAGTGCCACAACTTCAAGTGGGTCGAACTGCACCAAGACGCCCACGGAATCGGTCTTCACGGATTCAGTACCATCAGCGAAGACCGGTTGATGGACCCATCCTGCAATCCAGGATTGGTCGTTGAAATCGAAACACGTAAAGAATATGGTGGACGAACCAAGTTCACCGTTCTTTTCGCTCTCGAGCAAGCCTACGAAGTTCGTACCCCACAGAATCTTTCTACCATCAGAAAGACAGATCCGTTATACGAACTCACCGAAAAAGTGGAGGAAGCTGTCGGACGTTCAATGTCGGGCGATTAATTCGGCTCTGATATTGAAATCAGTGATTAGATCAGGTATGGCAGGTAGCAATTAAATCACTATCGCTGTCATCCGCAGATTGGACTAACAAAACCAAAGGACCAACAATCAGCACAGCTTTTCTTCACTTCGGAACTCGCACGATGCCACCATTCCGAGAAAAATTCAAAGCCATCGATTGCGTAACAGCCGCATCATTCCCCGTATGCGGCATTCGGTTCCACTTCTATCGGCCCGTCCGGTATCAGCGGAACCGATATTAATGTTTTGTCCCCAAGCTTAACATTTGGGACAAACACCAGTGCCTCGCTGATACTTCCCTCAGCCTGTGACTGGGTGCGAACAATGCACCCAAGGTTAGGAATTTCACATACAGATATTATCGATCGCGTTTGATTATCTTCATGTTCAGTAACAGAAATTATTTTAAACATGCGATCCGTTCATCTAATTCGACTAAGGCTTCTTCGGTAATCTTCCGAATTCCATCGTCATGCAGTTTACGTACCTTATCGAAGCTGGTAACAAATTGTCCTATTTCATTCCAATCTTTCGTATATCGTTTCTCGCCATCACGCTCGTATTCTAAGGATGGTGGAATGCTATAATAGGTATTGAATCCGTGTGATGATAGCAACTGATAATTTGAAATAACACTTTTCAGTCCAGCGACATCATTGTCTGGAGCCAGAATAATGCCATTACGCGGCCCCAAAATCTTCAGTTTCCCGATTTGTTTCGGGGTAAGAATTGCACCACCCGATGCTATCGTTTGGTCCCCAAGCGTATGCTTATCAAAAATCGCTTCAGTTATAATAACATAGCTAGCCGGTTCGACATCATCAAACCCATACAAAAAGTCTCCTTTGGTCCCATCGACCTGTCCGACGACTTTGCCGGATTCGTTGTACACATCCAAAGATGGAAAATTGAACCGCTTATTAAGCCGAGACCGGCTTTGCCAGTACACGAGTGTGTCGAACTCATAGTATGGCCAATAAACATCCATTCCAAGATGGTGTATATCATTCTTGGTGATGTCGTCTTTGGTATACCCTCTTGTACCTAACCAGTGGATCAAAAGCTTCGCTTGACGGTCCGTCGATGAAGCTAATTGTTCAACGCCAGCAGGAAGGGCTACGGCGATCTTTTTCTTGGCCGTCTGATCGGTAAGCCGGTTTTCGGGCCTGAGATAGAAGCGAATGTCAACGGCGGTACCGAGAACGTCCGAGACAGCTTCTGCATATCGGCATTTCTTGTATAATCTAACAAATTTTATAAATGAGCAATTGCGACGATTGGTTTCCGGATTTATAGGGCCAGCCCACTCATCGCCACGCCAATCATGGCATCGTGCTTTTTCCGGATTAATATTGAAATTATACCCAGTATCGTCATCGAACGGATTATTTATACAATATTCTGCTCCACCCTTTCGGGTCTTGAACTGGAAGTGTTTCGTAATCCATGCAATAATCTTCGCGGGTGGAATAGACACACCACCAACAGCATTGGAACGAAATTGACTGAGGTCATATCGCATACATCTTTAATACAGCTATTTGCCCCACACAAATTTCGCCACAAGTGAGGCTATCGCAATGGCAAGTCCGGCCAAGAAGCCAAAGAGTGCGGCTTTTGCCTTAATTACCTTAATTTCGGCTGATGCTTTGTGGTAAGAATCCTCCACTGCTTTGATCAGAGTCTTCAATTCGTCAATATCATGCTTTTCTTTCGTCTCTAATTCAGCTTTGACATCTTCGACTATTCGTCTATGCCGATCTTCGATCATTTCTTTGAGAGTCTGTAATCTCTCAATCAGTTCGGTCTTGCATGCGGATAGAGTCTCAACCAGTTCTCTTTCATGTTCGAGATTGGTTTCAGCGAGTTTGCATACAGCGACATCAAGCCGTTCTAATTCAGCGAGAACCAGACGACGATACTCTGCCCACGTATCACCGGGTTTATCTGTGCTCGCCATGTGGTTCCACCTCAAAGCCGAACCGTGATGCCGCTTCGGGACAGGTTAGGCATAAGGATGGAACAGGCCGTGCGACAGCGTAACATTTCCCATCACGCCACTGAGTCGCACTCCATTCCAAAGAGACATATCCGCCTGACTTCTTTCTGTACCGGTTGTGAAAGCGGAGTAACGTGTTGGTCGTCATATGTCCGATAACTTCTCGTGTCGGACGTACGTCGTTTGGATGGATAAAATCAAACCACGAGGTTGATAATAATTCATCCTTTGTCCACCCCAGTACACTCGTCCATGAATCATTGATCTCTAGGAATCTTCCGTCCGTTGATGCCACAACGAACATATCCGGAGATAAATTCCAGAAATTAATTAAACCTACTTCGCCGATCTCGCATTCAGTATCCAAACGTTCCGTGAGTTTTTTGATTTTCCTGAGGTTAGCACGTCCTTCTTGTATCCCGCCAATAACCATCTGAAGCGACTGAGATCTCGCTGAATCTGACATTGATCTACTCCCTAAGCAACCGTAAAGATGAACTTACGGCTGACACGAGTGCCACCGTTAGGTAATCTCAAGGTAATGTAGTATCGATACGTTCCCTTCAAAAATCTGGTAGTATCGAGATCGTACTGAATTACCCAAGGATTAGAACGATATGATCCCTGTCGCACACCAATGCGGCAAACGTCATTATCAACTAGTAACTCGTTGTGTTGTGTTTCAATCGTGATCGTCGGTTGCAAGAACGGAATCATCGGGTTGACTAAATTGAAATTATAGTCATATAGCGGAAGCGGCATTAACCCGATTTCTAACGGACGATATTCGGGCTGATGGAATTTCTGATCCAGCGGCTCAAAACCAAATCGTATGGTCTGTAATTTATCGTCGCACATCCACTCGTCTGGATAAATCCAGAATCGGTGGCAGCATTTCAACAAGAATTCGTCATATTGAGGATCATCGATATCACATTCGGTTCCGGACGTTCCTAACTCACCGCACGGATTATCCGCAAAGTAATACCAGACGTCAAAGTAAACATCCGGCACACCGAAGTCTGTAGGAATCAGATATGGTAAGTGGTATTTGCCAGCAATGGGAATTGTGTCTGCTGTTGGTTCTGTGCAACACTCGCCAGTTTCAGCATCCTCATACTCTCGAATCACCGGAGCAGGGTACAACGGATCGGTCGGCAACATCAACGGAATCGTGGCGACCAGATTGTGCGGGACGACTTGCGTCTTATAGATCTCAATATGCCGGACCGCGAACGGATCAGCAAGCACTCCGGCATGTAGGAAGTCCACATTTAAATCCACAACCTGTCCGCGACGTGCTGATATTCGCGGAAACGCATTCGCAAGTTGTGTCGAACTCATATATGGTCTCTCCGTTATACCTATTTTTGTACTGGTACACCCAATCGACTATAATGTATATTTAAACGCTACCGACGCGGAATTGATGGGCGAGAAACGGTAGGTTTAGAAGGCATGCGAGGCCGTGGTGCAGAACCAACTTGCTTGTGTTCGCGTTCAGCCTTCTCTTTAAATTCGCGTTCAAGACGCTTTATCCACCATCCACGATCTTCAGCGACCATAGCCGCCTGTTCGAATAGACTCAGGTTTCCATGGTGCTTCAATTGGAACTGTTGTTCCATTAAGTTATAGTATGCTCTATCGTATTCCTCAGGCTTTTGACGGTCGAAAAAAGGATTCCGTAATCGGAAGCTCCATCGTGAATTCTTGTGAACACTCTGGGCATTCAACGGTTACGGTATTATCAATACCTGGGGTGTTATCTCGTAGCCACTCACGGACGGCTGCGGTATCCTGCGCATGCATCCTTTCAATGAATTGCCGAATCTGGAAGTGATCCGTAACTCCCATTACACTGACGATGATCTTGCCCATGTTTTCGGACACTGAGTCATCGATCTGTTGTGTTTGCTGTTGTTGGCGTCGAGGATCAACCGGCATTCCACCGCGTGTCCCCTTTGTCCGAACACCACCGGGGCGAGCGAACATCTTCTTGCGAGCTTTCCGCTTCGCCAAAATGTCATTGGCATCCGCACCTCTCAGGAAGCGGACCCCGACGTAGAAATCGCGATTCGTGGCTTTGCTGAGATAGGGTAACTTCACCTTGAATGGTTCAGTACCAAGTGCAGGATTGGCCCACACCACCGTGCGAGCCAGTTCGTTCAGATCATAAGTGTGAGTAGAAACGGCCCCGCAATCTGGGTTCGGACATGTGATCGCAAATTCGTACATGTTGCCGTGCGTGATACCACGAATATAGTATAGCAAGAATACACGATCGCCAAGCAACAGGTCGGCTGCATCAAATCCGTCTGGAAATTTGCAACATTCTCTGAACAAATAATCAATCGATTGTCCCGATTGAGCAAGCCGCTGTGTCGCCAACACCTTTTCGGCGGTCTGACCCATGGCTTTCACCATGATCGTACCGTCTGGCCAGCCATAATAAATACCACGACTCGGCAGATGGCATTCTTCCCACGGAATGAGCTTTTCTTCAGGGGCCTGAAGAATACGTGTGAGCAATTCCTCATTGGTGGCACCCGGCCCAACTAGACCAGATAAATCACCAACAGCAGTGTAAATCTGGTTGATTTCTTCCTGAGTGGTAGAGTCCCCAGAAGAAGGCTTGGGCGATGGGGCAATCGGATCGAGATTAATTTCTTCTTCGTTGGCCATTTTGTTCGTCTTCCCATGCGGAATAGAATAGAAGTACCAGCGACTCTATATACATCGAAATCGCGAAGAAATGAAATTGCGTGTTAAACAAGATCAGGACGGTCTGGCTGTCCAACCTTTTCGCCAGTCAACCAAGAGGCACGCCGCCTCCGTCCAATGCCGGGCTCACGTACGGAGGTGGCTGTTGAGATGCTGCTGGCTGGAAGAAGATATCTTCCGCCCAATCATATGAAACAGTGACTTCGACGAGTTTCACATCACTGTTAGTATAGGTTAGATCACCACATCTAATTTGCGATGGCCAGCTACCATTCAATTTCCATCCATATGTTCTCTTACCAGTAGGCAAGAAGCATTCCAATTCAGTGGTTTGTTTATATTCTGTGGCTGGCTTTAATCCGTCCTTCGGCGTCCAAACAGATTCCCGCCAGCCTCTGATAATATCTATCAAGCCAACACTATCATACCATGTTAACTTGATATCTTCCCAAGTAATGCTCTTCGCATACTTGTATTCAAGACTTGATCCAACGTAATTCTCTTTGTTCGCGGTGAATGTCGGGGTTGTCGCTTCCTTTAATAGCACTAATGGCGGACTTTGTGCACCGATGCCGAAAATTGTTGGCAGAGACCACGTATATGTGTAATAATATTGAATTGTTGATGGAACTGGCTTGCCTAATGTTTGGACTTGAAATCCTGGCATATTACTGCTCTCTAGCTTTATAGCTTCGGCGCATTGAACTCTTTAGCTTTATTGTAACGTAGAGTTACTGTGATTTCTGCTATATTACTATCTGCATAGTCTAAATCAGAAGGAGAAACTTTCAGCGGCCAACATTCGTATAATTGATATTCCCAAATGCCTATACCGCTTCCATCGAGCATTTGTAGGTTGCCATATTTCAGATAGTCAAAAAGTTCTCCATGTCTTGATTCAGTGAGGTTTATCATTGATCTAGCCCACCAGTCGTAAATTCGTCTGGCTGTTTCGTCTTCAGTCGGTGGGCCATCACCAGTTCCGGGAGCCTTTTCATAAAACGTGAAATCTATTGGATACCAGCGATTCTTCCCTGGCCGATATATTACATCTTGTCCATGATGAATTTCAATTTCTTCGATTTCTGGTGTCGGTCTCGTGCATTTATGAGCATAGAGCAATATACCGTTTTTTATGTCCCCAAATGGCTCGAGAAACTCTAATATCCATCGGTTCCGACGAGCATATTCCATGTTAGGATCAGGACCTTCATATACAGATTGACCCTTAAATCCTTCATTACATGGCTGCGTATTCGGAATTAAAAAGCCCGGCATAACATACCTACAAAAACGGGACCATTGATGCAATCGCAGGTCCCATTGAGAATCGTAACGTGTTATTAGGAAGCTTAGCTCCCTTGTGGGCAGTTCGGCGAAATCGGTTGCGGGCCTGGAGCCTGAAGGCACGTCCGGACCGCACGATCATATCGCATTGTGGTTTCGCAGGTCATCAGGTCCGTCGAAGTGTAATCGAGTTCCTGCCAGTTGATCGTTACTGGCCACGTACCAAACATTTGCCATTGTTCCGTGGTTTGTCCAGTACCGTCGAGCAGAATAAGCGAAGCGGTTCTCTTGTAGAATCGCGGGTGTGCTACCGCGATGCTTTGCATGTTCACCACGGTTTCTAACCAGTGGTAAATACCACGCGAAATATCGGGTGACTGTTCAACGTCGTACCACACCATGGTAACTGGGTCCCAGTTCTGCTTACCAGCAAACCATACCTGTTCTTGGTTATGGTGCATGTCCGTTTCTTCAAACTTGAAGCTTGGCCGGGACGCCGATTGTAGCACCAACAGTTCAGCTTGGGAGAAGGTGCTCGTACCGCGACCGAGGGTTTCGAAAACCCAACGGTGCTTACGCCGCACTTCAACCGTATTCGACGGTCCTTCGGCAGAATAACCACCGCCGAATGGTTGAACGTTAAATCCTGGCATCTTTTACTCCTACGTTCGATTTAGTCTTTCAATCGACCGTTAAATTATACGGCTGTTGCCGAAGTCACAATGCCGCCAGCAGCCAAGACCTCTTCAGCAGAGAAGCTCGCTCCTGTTCGGAGAACCACAAGGTTCAGCACGATAAATTCAACGGCTCGCGTTGGCTTCAGGAAGACCGAAACCCACAACTCGTTCCGGTCAATTCTTTCCGGCGTGTTGTTCGTTTCGTCCACGACGACATTGAAAGCCGTCAGACCACGACGAGCTTGGATGTCAGAAAGGAATGGGTCAACCGTCGCCTTGACCTGTCTCCAAAGAATTCTGTCGTTTGGCTCAAAGATGAAGTTTCTGAGCAAGCGAACCAAATTCTTCTTCACATAGATCAAGAGCATTCTGACGTTTACACGATTTAGAGCCGACTGAGATCTTTGGAGAGTTCTCTGACCCCAGACCGTGATTCCGTCTTGCGGGAACTTTACAATCGGGTTAACCGAATTGCCAGAACCGTATAGCAAGTCGCGTTCGCCCTGTGTCGGTGAGTATTCGACATCGAGTGCGGTGAGCAATCGACCACGGCGAAGACCGGCAGGAGCGAACCATTGCTCTGCTTCGCGAGCGGTTCGCGAGAAGACCGCCGAAATGTGTCCAGACGGCGGAATCCAAAGTTCATCGGCAGTGAACTGATCGAACACCCGAATCCAGCCCCAGTACAATGCACCGTAGCTGCTGTTGATCGCTGCTTGGAGATCAGAAAGGAGCATACCGTTGTGCCAATCGACAACTTGTTGCGGTCGGAGGCCGAACGGTGGGTCAACGATGTAAAGCACGTCACCACGGCTTTCGCACATTTGCAATGCCGTTCCGATGACAGCCCCAGTTGAGAATCCGGGTGTGAGCAACAGGTTGATATCCAGCGTTTCAGGATTCTGAAATGCGTAGATTCCAGAACTGATGGCGGGATTACCAATCACCGCAGCATCCAATTCGCTAGAAAATGCTGGATCGGTCGGAATACCGTTTTCCTGACCTTGGTATTCTTTCTCATTGAGTTGCGACGGCTGCCGCACTTCAAATGTTGAGAGATCATTGACGTTGTTGTTCAAGAACGCCGGACGTTCTTCCCAGTTCATGTAGGCGTTACCGTTGGTTCCGCCATATTCAGTTCCTGCATTGATGACGTTGGCGATGTACCGATCGATTCGTTTATCGAATGACAGGTCTTCAACAATATCAACAACTTGCTTGTTCGCGTCTTTGATGGTCAGCTTGTACCGACCAGCGGAGTCACCCAATCCTTCGGTGAACAGTTCCAAGGTGGCAGAGGCACCCTCGACCCATGTTCCGGGGCTAGGAGCGACCAGCCATCCTACGATATTCTGGAAGTAGGCTGTATCAGCCGCACAATCAGCACCAAATGGATCAGTTTCGCAGGACAATGGCGTTGCGGCGGTAACTTCGCCAGAATTTGGTAAGGTCAACCGATTGTCGTTGAAGCCACGGTAGGCCCGCTTGTACGGATATGGAATGTTCAATTCTTCCGCAAACCGCAATGTTTTGAGGTTAGAGAAGCTGGCCTGCATATGGAGTGTATCAAACTGATGCCCCGGTGATGTGACAATCACTACGTGGGTGTTGCCGCCCGGAACGGTCAATTCAAACGAATCCCAAATAACGTCGCCTGCGACGATACCAGCCAGATCAATGACATTCGCAATGGCAGCAGCAGTCTGGCCCAGACCAACAGGCACATTGAATTCGATGGTCTTTGTTGCGGATTGGCCAATAGCATTGATCTTGACGCGGTTATTTTGCGTGGTGATCGCATATAGGCCAGCATCGAGACCAAGCAAGTACGAGCGGGGAATATCCCATGCATATTGTTGACTTCCGACTTCCTGCGCCCACGCACTGGTAGTTATAATTTGAATGCGTTCGCCAGCGGTGGTCGTTCGCAATTGCGGGATAACGGTATCGCCGTCTTCCAGCGTGTATTCGACCATCAAGTAATCTTCACCACCAGCAACAATCACCGCATTGAACGCGGCAACAAAGTCGTCAACTGTGGTGTACGATGCAATCGGCATCTGGTAGACAGTCGCCGAACCACCTTCAACGGACACCGAGAACGAACGGTTATTTGGCTGCACCGTGAAAGTGAAGGTGTCGTTTTCGTCCAAAACGCCAGATGTGACGTTCACTCGAACCGACAAACCATCACCAATCGGAATCCATTCAGAGATTCCATCATCGTTGCCGTCTTCGAGCGTGCCTTCGGCAACAACCTCACCGTCACTATTTCGAATAACTTGGAATGCGGCACCTTGAACTGATGCAAATGCCGAAGCGTCGGGTGCCGACGCGATAATCATGACGTAAGAGTCATCGATCTCGCCGGTATAGGTCCCAAGGGTGTTGAGAGTGGCGTTAGTTGGACCGTGTGTGCCGGACACATCAACATCGTTGTATTCGATATTAGCTACGTCAGCGTTATGGAACGTTACGGGGCTATCCGCAGAAATTTGGCGAAGATTGATACGACCGTAATCAATGCCAGTGAAAAGAGGAATTCGTCCCCAGCCTTTCCCACGACCGCCAGAGGTGTCGATACAGATGTCAGATAGTTCATCTGGTTGCCCGTCTTCACATTCAACACCGACCCGCATAACGTAGCACTGATTACCTTCTTCCAAGAAGGCAAGCACTGCGTACATCAAATAACTTTCGGGGAACGGTTCGCCGAATGTTTCGAGGGCTTGTTGAGAATTGGATATAAACAACGGCTGATTCATTGCCCCTTTCTTGGCAGTACCAATGAATGCTGGCCGAAGTGGACCCACTGCCGTTGGCAACACGCTCAGATCGATTTCTCGCGGGAAAACGCCCGGACTTAAGTATACTGGCATCTGTCATACTCCATCTGTCGTTTATCGACTTTGACGTATTTTTTCTCGGAGCGTTCAGGAAGCTACTAATTCTTCAGCAACTTCGCTGTCATAGACGACTTTGATCATCCCACGCTTCTGTAGGTTTTCAATTTGATCCCGCCGCAGATGGCTCTTTGGGAGAAGCACATCTTTACCAGGATCGAGTCGCACTTGTTGTTCACTTGTGAAAAAGTCAGCACCGGGTGCACGAGCCTGAAGCGGTATCATTTGCCGCGAATTGTTGTAAATTCGCACAACATGTGATTTTTTCTTAGGTGCCATTAGGTTGTCTCCGTGTATGTCTTATGGGGCTACGATCTCACGTGCTTTGTTCGGATCTTGAATCGGTTCAAACCACTGATTACTGCTTGTTGAACTCCCAAGCCCTGCAAGTAGCACCTCACCTAATTTTTCCTTGAGTAAGGCTACTCTACCAAGCACGGTCGGAACAATCTTCTCCGGCAATGGCAACCAAGCTTCTGCCGTAGTTGATATTTCATAACGTACATTTGCATGCTGGTCAAATCCTGTTTCCTTATCACTCGCATCCGTACATCCACCATATCGTAGTTGCACGTTGCCCTCGATTTTCCCGTCGAACATCCTGAATTCAGCGAGAGGGTTGAAACGAGTCAATATCTGATATAGGATATATTCAGCGTCTCGCTTCCGTTCCGTCCAAATGATCAATTTATACTCAACCAAGAACGGGACAGGCCGAAAAATTTTAGCAGCCATATTGCCGCGACGACTCAGATAGCGAGCAGTCATAGCATGATATGCAGGGCTAAATTTCTCTGGATTGAATTCGTGACCTTCACGGCTGATCGCCGCCAAAGGTTTTCGGGCACGCCCCTCCTTCAGATCATCAGCCCAGATCAGCAGGCTCTTATCACCACCGGCAACCTTTACACGCATAAAGCGGTATGAGTCTTTGGTCGGGACCCGAATCCCACACCAATATTGCTTCATAGCAGAATCAAGAGACCAAAATCCTGGCTGTAGAAATTCTTCGAGATGATTTGGATATGTCTGTAGGTCAGATCCGTCTAGCGGGGTTCGTCCGCTTTCAGCATGACTTAGTTGCCGTACAGCCGGTATCTCTTTTAAGCCAAACGGCAACGATTGCGTCGCCGAGCCTTTAACAGAGAAATCGTTATCAAAATTGTAAACCGGCATCTTATTCTCTCATGGTTGCGAGCAAGTTTGATGGGTTTTTTAACCCTTGCATCGTTATTCGCACTTTGTCGGATGTGCTATCAAGCTCCTCCTTATCAGCAAGCTGAATTTTTCCAATAAGCACAGCCGATATCGAGTCACCTCGAATAGATTTTCCGGTATATTGCAGCTTAAGACCAGGAACAGTTTCTGCGATCAATGCAGAGATCCCTGATGCAATCATATTCATAAAGCGATGGTTTGATACTCGAAATCCTTCGTCAGCCATCTGCAATTGTGATTTAGTCTTGTTCATAACGATTCCCTATATTGACCACCAGATTGAATCTGTTCTTCATCCGGCATATCAGCCTCGGGACGAACGGTGACATCGGCAGTGAGCAATTCTATCTGGCATGTGAAATATAACCAGATATATCTAAAATTACCACTGGGTGTCGCATTCAAGATGCGGTAATTTTTTGGGCTTATTGGCACAGCATTGAACGGCAATTGAATAACATCACCGGCTCTAAGCATACGCTCACCAAGCAAGTTATAAATCTGTCGGTGACTGAAGACAATTTCCGTTTTGTTGGTAGTATCGACACCCCAACGCTTCAATTCCATCTCGATCGGTTTGGGCTTAAAGAATCCCTTAGTCAGCATCGGTGCCCAATAGGTCGGGTCCGCATCTTCATCCCAAACCGTATCATAATCACTGTTCTCAGTACGAACATATACCTTAACCTCCGCCCCACTAACATTTATCATTTCGTCGGCTAATCGCCGAGCCAATTTGATGTCAGCAGATTCGGGATCATGTAATGCTATAGGAGTATGTCGTTGGTCAACATCAGAGCGAAAGCTTTCGTGTACTGAGTCGAAAGCCTCGTCGCCAACGCCTTGTGAAATTCCAAATCTATGAATCATACCGTGTCCTCTACGATATGTTTGTGATAAGGCAAGCCAACCGATTATACTGTTATTACCCACCAATTGTTATCGCGTATATCCACATTCAAATCAGGGTCTTCAGTTATTAATCTAGCGATTTCTTCTGGATTCATGTCTTCTCAGCCCATGGTGGTACCGGTGGTAATACACCGCCAGCAGCAGGAAATGACCCTTCTTCTTGATATGGGTCTTGCGGTGGTGGTTCAACGTCCATGAAATCTGGAGATGGGCAGTAGCCCATGCCTATTAAATCGCATCTATCGAATTCTGATTCCACAGGCAATTCAGATCCAGGAATATTACGCAATATATTATAATAATCAGGATACGGTACACATGGGCATGTTGGGTCTATTGGAGGCAGCACGAACCACTTCTGCCGCACGCCTTTGTTGAAATTGAATCCGATCTTAACAGATGAACCGGGAATAGCAGCCAACGCATCATCTAAATCGACTAATGCGTTTTTGCAGCCTTGTCTAGATGCCATGTATGCGGATAACGTTCGCGACGACAACGCGGATGAAGGTTCGCATCCCGGAACCAAAACTTTGTTGCTTCCGCGAATTTCTAATTGATATTGGTGTGTACCCGCACCCATGTGATCACCACATATGTGGACCTAATGGTTCACCTAATTCGATGGCTCGTTTGACGATTTCTTCTTTCATTTTTTCGCCTTCTTGAACCAGATCCGATCCATCATAATTAATCGAGCCACCATCTGGTGTCGGCATACCGGCTACTTTTCTTCTTGCACTACCAACAGCAATCTTAGCTTCTGCCAGCATCATATCATAACAGATAGCTCTGGCCTGTGGACTGCGAAAATGATTCACGACCGGAATGTACAACACAACAACCGGGAATGCACCTTTTGGAGTTGGGTATAATCGGATCAATTGATCTTTTGCCGACAATTGATCGTCTGTGACGTTGCTTGTGCCTTCTCCGATTACTTCCCAATGCCCTTCAGTCCCCAAAATCTTCTGGCTAAATTTGCGATATGACTGTAGTAAATGATAGTCAGACAGAACATTTTGGGCACCAGAAATGTTGCCAATATTGAATAAGAAACTTCCCGCACCAAAGACATCATCAATGCGGGTCGTTACTGGGTCCCAATTTACAGATTGAACCCAATATGCGTCTTGCGGTAGAGGATATGTCGATCTAAGTGGAGTAGTATAAAATACGCCGAGCTTTTGCTCTCTTGGGAAATATCCGGCGATAAAATCGCCCGATACCTTGAAAATTGTTTCCCATTGATCTTCGGCGATTTCAACTTCGGTTATTGGATGGCCCATCTTCGACAAGACGAATTTCTTCATAGGTTCGCTACGAACCTTGAGAACTGCCGGAAGATCCGCTGGGGCCAATATCGCCATCGTTATGCCTCGATTGCCTCAATAATGTAATCAAACCAGGGTCGTTATCTATTTCTATGTTTGGTCTTATAAGCCTGATGAGATTTATTACTTCATCGGGGGTCAATTCACGACCGTGAGAGGCAGCGATTTGACGAATATGTAATACGTCTTCTCGTGCCATTCGCATATTGACCTCTTATATCGGGAAATGATAACCACGATCCCCATACATCACACCAGAATATTCGAGGCGGAAAATGTTGAATGTGACGCCGCCCGGCAGAGTAGTTGTGATGGCTCCCTCCAATGCGGTCTTAAGGGCCTTGACCTCGTTCACAACAGTCGTCACTGGGACTGAATCCCAAGAATGTGCACTCGGACCATTTAGAACTTCACCAGCGTGAATTCTTTCGAGTTCTGGATATGGTTGAATATTTTGGGCACTAGAATTATAAAACCCAGTGATCTGTAATTGTGCTGGGGTTTCACCAAATTGTGGCTTCACAGCACAACCATGGACCAGCCCGCTGTTCCCTCCGCGATCGGTGCCTCCGAAAGAACGGTGCTGTCCACCACCGGGCTGAGCAATATTAATAGTGTCGGGTACGAGCGTTTCCAAGCCCTCGTAGGCGAGATGTGCGATTTTCTGCATATCTCGCACGTGAGCAAATCGCTTGTTCGGATTTGCAGGAATGATCTTAATATGGACGGTGAATGGAACCCATTTCATGGCGGTTGTCCTCCTAGCATATTTTTGCTAGATGGATCACTCTACTATAACTCCATCAATATCACGGAAATTGATTGGATATTGCCATTCCTCGTTGCGAGTCGTCACCTCGCCCTCTTTCCGGAAATCACCCATCTCAATGCGGAGATCGCTTTCATACACAAAAACGACGTGGGTGTCACCAGATAAGGAACGCCATCCAAAAATGTGAATCACTTCGATGATGTTTTCGCCTATACGCAATGCTGTGCGGCGGCGATAGAACGGCATCTGGCCTTTGCGATATTCTTGTGCTATTACGACTTTACCGGATTTATCCCGAAGCTGCAGTATCCAGAGACGTTTGTGATCGATCAATTCAGATGAATTGTCTAGCTCACTGGTACGTTGAGCAAACGTGACCCCATCTCGATACTTGACCGCCCATGTGAGCTTATAATCGTAGCCTTCGGTCGTAGCCGCTGGCGGTGTGGCTGGTGCCGATGGATCATCGAGCCATCGCGGTGCATTTGGTGCAGTAGACATTGAAATCCCCCGGTCTTATATACCGTTAGGACTTCAGCACGACCTTTGGTAATTCCGAGTAAGCTGATACTTCTTGCTTCGCAGCTTGTTCGCTGGCATATTCATCTTCGGTCAACATATACTCTGGGCCTACCCATAAGCAATGACCATCTTTCCCGCGACCATCGCATGAATGTCCTCCGAAGCAGTCTTCGAATTCCATTCCAACGAGCTTTCCGGGTTCATCAGTCATGACGATGACAGTACCGAGCATCGCCTTTGGCAGACGCCGGTGGATGCACCAGAATTTATCACCTTTATTGATTGAATCTGCTTGTGTCATGACATCCTCTTAGGTTTCGTCAAAGAGCCAAGTAAATGTTTCTTGTGCAGTCACGCCGGGCGATGCTGATGTTCCAACTTCGATCTGATAGACGAAAAAGTCACCGAAGTCGCCGGTTGACGGATTCGTGAGCGAGCCGGTAACAGCTTTCGGAGAACCGGATGTAAAGGTGAAGACGCTAACAGGCGTTGTCACTGTTGCATAGTTACCAGTGGTTAATTGGTTCCCCGTGTCACCGGCTGTTCCGGTTGCCTGCACATATGATGTGGCCGAATTACCAGAGCATGTAACGCCGGTACCAAAGTTGTTGGTACCATCGGTGTGCCAGCCAATATTGTCGATTGTGCCGGAAGGTGTAACCGTGGCATTCAATCGAGTGACTACCCAGAAGCTGTATTTAGTACCAGCAGCGGGAATTCTGATTGGGTTCGAGCTACCAGCGGCTGTTGCTTGGTGAGTGTCAGTCGCGTTTGCAACAGTGTTCGCGCTCTGAATAGCCGTCTTAGTTGGAGATCCCGAAGATCCCGTCCACCGGTATATTACAACTGTTGCGGGCATTTATTTATCTCCAATATTGCCTAAAATAGACATATTATCTTTGTATACGACACTGGCCCGGTGAGGTATCACCGGGCCAGTGTAGAACATCCGAGGGTGTTAAACGACTGATTACAGGTCAGCCGTCAGATCGCGAGCATCCTGGTGAAGATCACCAGTGAGGCCGGCTTCGGTGTGGGTGATGAACTTGTCGTGACCAACCTGGAATGCGAAGTCCACACTCGCCATATTGGTCTGAGCATTCGCAAACGACACCTGACTCTTGAGTCCGATGACGATTGGAAAACCACGACTGGCGTTGTGACGAGCTTCGCCCATGTATGGCGACATGTCCATCGTATTCGTGTCGCGAGATTTGACCTCGACGAGGATCTCTTCGGCAGGCACACTCATGACCAATGGCCGGAGTCGCTTGATCCCC